AGTTACATCTTCGTTATTTTGCGAATTTAGCTCTTCACACCTTTGCTGAAAAATGTGAAAATGATTACTTGGATTGCTAGTTACAACCTCTACAAAATCTTTGTACTTGTTTAAATCAATATTCATGTATGCTCCTTAAAATGCTTTTAGAATGACCATAGCATCGTTGAATCTGCCGGTCGGGGTAGTTGCAACAGCTTTAATTTCTTTAAAGAACTTTCTAGCTGCTGGCTTGCTGCCCATAATTTGTTTCAGTTGTTCTTCTGGTTTACGAAGAATCTTAGCTTCACTTTCTTTAGTGTCAAAGCCTAGTAGTGTGTTGCCTTTTACGATCAAACACTTGCCCAAACTATCAGCAACAAAGTGATAAAGTTTGCGTTTGGCAGTGTCGTATACCCAAGCCTCAGAAGCTTGATGTAGTGTTTTAGGCTCAACGCTTGTAAGTGTGATCTTGGCTTTTTCGTCCACAAACTTACGCATATACTTCAGCTTGCCTACTACCTTTTCAACCGGCACCGGCTTTCGTGTTCGTGTCTTTGTAACTTTCTTCAAGCTAACATATGAATTTATCGCAGTAGTAACTTGTTCAATAAATTTCAGCACATGCTTTACTTGAACTTTGGTCAAGTGTGAATAGCCTTCTTGCAGTTGTTCGCACTTGCCCAGTTGCAGTTCTTCAAACTCTGCTTTGTAATCGTCCCAAGGCTTGATCACAATAGAAATGTGTTGCGGAAGGATTTTCTTTTCAGTAAGAGGTGATACTACTTTGCTTGTGATATCACTTTGCAGCTTGCAGCCGCCTTTGATAAAGTCATCCAGCAAGCCCTCAAGCTCACCTGCTACTTCGTGTGATCGTTCACGCATAAGCTCTTGTATGTTCTTTTTGCCAGTGTCTGCTACTGGCTCAACAACAGCTTCAGTTTCTTCTAGCGGGTCTTGTGTGTCTTTGATGGCGATCAAGCGATTTACTTCTTGATCGACGCGATTTTTTTCGTCGTCGGTAAGGGCCAATCCGCGCATAGCAAGTCTAGCCAACCAACCATATGTAGTCAGCACTTTACTATCAGAAACTTTGGCGATCAGTTTAGCTCTTTGGGTATCACCCGCAGATGCCAAGTACTCGATCAAAAACTGTTTAGATTCTTTGTTAGTGGCGAAGTAGTTGTACCAATACAGTGATCTACCAAGTACGCTTGTGCGTTTATCTTGTTCGGGTTGTTCTGTGAAAACGGGTTCAGCACCGTGACCCTTTACGCCAAGTAAGTCTTTGATTTTAATGTCTTTTGCGATGCCAGGTACTGTTACTTTAGCTTTCAAACGCGCCATGGTTAAGCTCCACATAGTTTATATAGTTTGTACACTATAGCACTAATTTAGCTTGTTGTCAAGTGATAAATACTATGATATAAGGAGAACGAAAATTCCTAGATTAAGTCTATACAGGTCAAACAAACAGAACGATTACCGCTTCATAGATAGAACAGTATCTCAGCAGCTAACTGCGGGCGGGACTGATTTGCTGATCCACAAGTATTTAGGCCCAAATACAGCAGGTACTTCTACGGATCCTACACAACCTGTTTACGACCAATTAGACCCTACTAATATACAAGATTTGTTGTTCTTGGAAAACAGGGATCGGGTATATGATCCAAATATTTACCGATTACGTGGACACTATAACGTACAAAATTTGGATTTTGATTTAAGCCAGTTTGGTTTATTTTTAAACAACGATATCATATTCATCACAGTACATTATAATGACATGATCGATATCATTGGTAGAAAATTAATGGTAGGCGATGTGTTAGAGTTGCCACACTTAATAGATTATGATCCACTTGATCAAACCTTGCCAACAGCTTTAAAACGTTTTTATCAAATAACAGATGCTAACTATGCCAGCGAAGGTTTCTCACAAACTTGGTATCCTCACTTATGGCGTATCAAGTGTGAACCTCTTGTTGATAGTCAAGAGTTTTCACAAATACTTAACGAGCCTGTTAATAAAGATAACTATCTTGGTCCGTGGGAACCTGATCGTGTTTATCCTCAAGGGTATGTTATCAGTTATGGAGATAAAAATTATACTGCTATCCAAGAAGTGCCTATAGGAAAACTGCCGCCTGATCCTGATTATTGGTTACTAGATGAAAACCAAGACTTAAAAGATATTTTAAGCAGTTACAACAAAAACATTAGTATCAACAATGCTTTATTAGAAGAAGCTAAAAATAATGTTCCTGCGGCAGGTTACGATACAAGCGAATTTTACGTTGTACCAACATATGGGCCCTTCGAGCAAAGTGGTGTATTGTCTGGTAATTATAGACAACCAGCTACGCCATATAGTGTTATCACTACTAGATCAGGTAGTATGCCAGTTGCAACAGGTTTAATAGTATCAATGCGTAATCCCAACTACAAAACACCTAGTGTGGCAATTAAAGTATCTAAAGATTCTTTAAAAAGTATTTGGGACATGACAGCAGATGGTAGTGATAAACTGCTAGATATGTTCGTACAAGCTAGTTTACAAGTAGTTACTGAAGCGCCAGAACTTACTGATGGTGGTTCAGGATCAGTAGAAGGTACTAAAGTTTTAACTGTACAATCGATGGGCGTGGTTACAGGACCTTATGGTACAGCAGATAACACTTATGCCACCGCAGACCAAGATCCAACACAGCCTGGATTCACAGACGTAGTTACTGAAGTAATGGACTTTAGAGCAGATTGTGATCCTAGATATCAATTTATTGTTCGTTCAACTCCGCAAACATTTGGTTATACAAGCGGATACTTGACTGGTGACGGCACTGCGCCTAACGGATTCCCTGTAAGTGCTGGAATAGCGTTCCCACAAGACCCACAAGTGGGTGACTATTTCTTGCGTATAGACTACAAGCCACAGTTGTTATATCGTTGGGATGGTAGAATTTGGGTAAGAATATCCGAAAACGTAAGAACTGAAACAGGATTTGAATTCGAAGATAAGTCGTTGTTGTCAGGATTTATTAATGACCGTGCAGAAATCTATCTAAATAATACACAAGAGTTAATACCTGAATCGCAACCTCTTTCTACTATACTAAGGATAACCCCTGATCAGGAATAAATTATGGCAGATTTTCATTATTCGGAGCAAATACGTCGATTTTTAATCCAATTTGGAAAAATCTTTAGTAACTGGTATGTAACTAAAGGTATTGATCCTAATGGTAATAAAATATTAGCTAGAATTCCTGTTATGTATGGAGATACAAGCAGACAAGGCGCTACTATAGTTGCTAATAACAGCGCCAGTAACTTGTCATCTGCCCCCATGATTACTTTTTACATATCAGGACTTGAGTACGATCAAAAGCGTATGCAGAATCCAACATTCGTAGAAAAACTTAATGTAAGGCAGCGTTCATATGACCAAGATACGCAATCGTATGACACTATACAAGGACAAGCATTTACTGTAGAAAGAATCATGCCAGTTCCCTATATACTAAGGTTAACTGTTGATCTTTGGACCACAAATACAAACCAAAAATTAGAATTCATAGAGCAGTTGGGAGTATTATTTAATCCATCTTTAGAAATACAAAGTACTGATAACTATATTGATTGGACTTCATTATCTATTGTTACACAAGAAAGTATAAATTATAGTAGCAGAAGCATTCCGCAAGGCAGTGGCAATCCTATAGATATCTTTACTTGGAAGTTTTATATTCCAATTTGGATAACTGCACCAGCTAAGCTTAAAAAGATGGGTGTAATTCACAAAATCATTACTTCTATTCACGAAGGTAGTGCAATAGATGATATACAAAACGATGATATTCTACTAGGCACTAGACAGAAAATAACACCTTACGGATACAAAGTGTTGTTAGTGGGAAATTCATTACAAATATTACCTAACAATCAAGCGTTTAATCCACCAAATTCTAACTTAGATAATCCTGAAGCTCCAGATACTTCTATATACTGGTCTAGTTTATTAAACGTGTATGGTGCTGTTAAACCAGGAATTTCACAAATATGGTTACAAAATCCATATATGGAAACTGACATTGTAGGCACTATTGTACAAGACCCACTAGACGATAGATTTTTGATATACAACATTGATCCTGATACTTTGCCACAAAACACATTAGATCCAGTTGATAGCGTGATAAACCCACTGTTAACAGGCCCGGGGGCTGGATTACCTGCTGCTGCTGACGGAACACGTTATTTAATTGTAGAAGATGTGGGCTCGGATAACTCTACTACAGTGGCTTGGGGTGATTTAGTAGCTTACGCCAATGACATTATTGAATATAACGGCACTCTTAGCAAGTGGGAAGTATCATTTGACAGTAGAAATTCTGAGTTTGTGGAATTTGTAACTAATTTAACTACTGATATTCAGTATAGGTTCTTTGATGGAACTTGGGTTAAATCAGTAGATGGTTGGTATTCCGATGGAGATTGGAGCGTAGTTATTTGATGAAAGTTGCCGCTGGGGTGTTCTTTCTTAGTTCTAGTACAAATAGATATCTTTACTTATTACGCACAGACAAATACTTGAGTTGGAGTATACCTGGCGGTACTATTGAAGCAAATGAAACTTTATTTGATGGTATTAGACGCGAATGTTTAGAAGAAATTAAATTCGATATTGCTGATTTAAAACTTATACCTATACAAAAATTTGTTAATAATAACTTTACTTACCATACGTTTTTTTGTGTAATAGATAATGAATTTATGCCTATTCTAAATCACGAACATTCAGGATATGCATGGGTAGGGGATGATCAATACCCCAAGCCGCTTCATCCAGGATTGTTTTCTACGATAAACTTTGATTTAGTACAAGATAAATTAAAAGCTTTAAAAGAAAAACGGCTCTAATGAGCCGTTTTTTTATTGTGAATATAACAGTGTTTAAAACAATACACCTGCTACAAAAGATCCTAAAGCTCCGATAACTACTCCAGCACCCATAATCATCCATCTCCATCTTTCAAGTGATGAAATCTTACCAGCCATTTCTTTATGTGCTCGAATGTTTTCGGCCTGAAACTCCTTTAAAAGCACGGTAGACTTTTCTGAAGACTCTTCGATATCTTCTCTAAGTTCAGAAATGTCCACCTTAATTTCAGCGATCTTTTCATCCAAATTAGTAAACCTAACTTGCAATACTGCAATATCTGTTTCAGCTTGTTGTATCTGCTGCGGTAAGGATGTTGGACCGGCCATTTGCTATTACCCCTTGTTGATAGAAATTACTGGGTTCAACAAGCCGTTTGCAGTGTTAGCCGCTTCAGCACTATTGAATGTTCCGATAACATCAGGATCAACAGTTGATAGAACGGCAGTACCTGTACCAGTACCTGTTGCAGTAGCAACGAATGTAACACCCTTCATGCTAGTGTACGCACCAACTGTAGTCCAATCAGTAGTTCCCGCAAACTCGATAGTATAAACTGTACCAGGAGTTAAAGAACCTACACCAACAGTAGTTGGGAATACTTCTGTACGATAGTCATTCAATGACTGAACGTATACAGTAGCAGGAGCATCAGTAGTTCCTATGATGTTAAAAGTGTTAGGTAACAATGCAGTATTTGCAACGTTAGCAGTATAGCAAGGTGCTGTTAATCCAGAAGTAGAACCAGTTACTAGATACTTAGTTTTACCCTTTTGACGAACAATATAACCAGCTTCTGGTGTTGCATAGATATATGAAACTCCGGCAATATTTGCAGAAGCATCAGCAGTTAACAAAGTAGTATCTTGAAGAGCATTTGAAGTTGCGTCTTCGTCAGATAATCCTACGTTTGCACCACCGGGTGTTAGTGATACTGTAAATGCTGCTGCGTTAGGAATAGCTTTTACGAAGTATGTATCACCTGCAATCAATCCGCCGATGTTAGCATCAAGAGTTACAGGAAGATTAGCATACAATGTTTGAGCATTGCCTACAGTGGTTAAGAAGTTTCCGGTTGCAGTTGCATTTGAAATTTCTACACTTGTTACACCTGTAGCAGTGTCTACATATCCCAATGTTACTAACGTGCCGTCAGTATCAACATACTGAATTACTGAAGCAGCATCAACATTTCCTAAATCAGTGCCTAATCCACCTACTACATTGCTTGTATCTGAACCGTATAATGTACCAGCTCCGCTTATACCAATAGCTACGTTTACTAATACTTGATCACCGTAGAATGCAGTGTTACCACCAACTACACCGTATGTGTTAGCTGAACCTGCAGGATTATTGAATCCTGAGTTTACTAAACCTACTGTAGCTGCTACTGTCACAGGTCCTGCTGTAGTTAAATTAACTGGTGTATAAGTTGGGTTTGCACTTAAAGTAGTTGCTGATACAGTAAAAGTAGTGCTTGAAAGCACTTCTAAAATCCAGTATGTAGTACCGCCAGTCAATCCGCCTACAGTAGTTGCAGGAATAAACGGCATACCAGCGATGATACCTAAAGTAGTTAAGTTTGCTGAAGTTGTAACAACTTCAGTTGTTCCGTTTGTTGCTGTAATTGTAATAACAGCTTGTGCTTTTGCGATTTTTAAAGGTCTGCCCATTTGTTTTCTCCTATGAAGTGCCAGGTTCTAGCTGGTACGCGGTGGGTGCCGCATAAAATTCTCCCTATGAGAATGTTATAAAGCTATTTATCTTACCCTTTAAAAATTAAAACCCAGTTGTGCCTGTATTAGCATGTGGCATACCTAGTTCAGTAATACTGATCTGACTGTCTGCTCCCACGCTTGTAAAAGTTACTACGTTACCTTGACCTACAATAACAGTGTTTAACACTGTATTAGCAGGAATAATTCCGCTAGCAGTAGGGCAATTAGATGGATCCAACGTATCATCTACATAAGGAACACCATAAGGAGAATATGTAAATGCTTCGTCAGTAAGAGCTACGTTAGCATTAGCGGTTAAAGTTAAGCTAGTATTATTAGCAATAGATGATACAATACCTACTGTTACTCCGGTTGAATTACCGATCCAATACCCTGAATCTAATTCAGTAGTAAAAACAGTACCGTTACCTGTAACAGTTGTACTGCTTGTAGTGGCAGTAGCAGTGTTAGTACCAGCAGTATTAGGAAAACCTACTGCATATAGAACTGGCTCTATCGTAGCAATTCTTATTTTGTCAGTTGCTATATTAGCAGAAGTGGTAACACTAGAATTGCTAGTGTTGTAAACATATGTTGCCATTTAATAAAATCCTCGTTTTTATATTTATGCGTAAGTTGCGCCTACAGTGTACCATTGTGTAGAACTGATTGCGTAGTATTGTAAACTTGAGCCGGCAATATGTGTAAACGCTGCGTTAGTTGCTAATGAATTAATAGTTGCGCCAGTTGCTGGGTACACGTTCATATTAGTAGCACTAGTATTATTCACAATAAGAACCATACCTGCTACAGCAACAGGCAATCTTACACCCTGACCTGCGCTTACAGTAGAAACTACGTTAATATCTTTGGCTAATACAGTAGCATCACCTTGAACCGTTCCTGCTGCGGAAATTCCAGTCGCTACACTGCGAACAACATAACTAGATGTTGTTACGTTGGCAGCGGTAAAGTTACCAGTATATGTTGGTAAATAAGCAGCTACGTTACTGTCTCCATATGTACCACTAAAGTTAACCGGTGTGCCGTCAGCTAGATAATAATTGTTTGTTCTAATACCACCAGTTGTAACGTTACCTGTAACAGATAAAGTAGTTAATGTCCCCACTGAAGTGATATTAGGTTGTGCTGCTGTAGTTACAGTGCTTGCTGTGGCAGCAGTACCAGTTATAGAAATAGCATAAGTACCTGATAATCTACCTGCTGGTATAACCCCAGTTGCGATATTGCTTCCGTTGATATTAGTAATACCAGAACCGTTACCATTAAACGATCCTGTGCTTATGTTTATATTTGCTCCAGTAATATTACCACTAACAGTTAAACTAGTTAATGTACCTAAAGAAGTAACGTTAGGTTGTGCTGCTGTAGTTAAGTTACCTGTTAAAGTAGTGCCTGTGATGTTGTTGCCTGCTATATTAGCGTTGGCATCTCTTACTACTACTGTATTAGCAGCAGATGCTATACTTGTATCGTAGCCATCTACACGATCTGCATTTAAATTCGCTACTACTGTGTTAGAAGTAACTAAAAATGGGGAAGTACCACTTGCTATAGTGGATACTAATCTGGACCCTGTTACTAAACTAGTTGCAGTTATGTTGCCAGTAGTAATGTTACCATTTACGGCTAACACTTTAGTAGTATTATCCCAAGTAAAGTCAGCACTACCTGCAAAGCCAGCCCCGCCATTATATTGAACATACGTTGATAAACCACCAACTACAGCAGAACCTCCTCCGCTACCCAAAGAGCCAATGGCAATAGCATTAGGAGAGTTGGTATAAGTTAATCCAGTACCGTTAACTGGCCCAGTTTCACCAGCCCCAGTATAAAGAGACACATTTCCTGTTGTGGCGAAGTCTGCTGCCAAACGAACATAAAAAGTTTGACCGTTTACTATGCTGTTAGAAACACCGTTTACGCCAGAGATAGTAACAGTAAGATCGTTGTAATAAGGAGTAGTATTAGCAACTGTCATTACTATAGGGGTGGCATTGCTTAATGCTACAATGTTAGTGTATAAAGTTCCTTTTGGTGTCCAACTAAGATTACCCAATCCATCAGTTTGCAATACATAACCAATCGCACCGCCGTCAATCTTTATGTTAGCTGCATCACCAAGAGTAATTAAACCATCAGCGGCTCCGCCTGCATTTACCCAATCAGTTCCATTGTAAGCTAATATTTGTCCTTCTAAGGGAGAACTGATATTGAGGTTGCCTACTGCTCCTTCTATTTGATCGAAGTCGATAGTAGAATATGATGTTAGAACTTCTATGTTTTCATTAGGTGTTTCTTTACCGATGAATAGACGTTTTTCATCAGATGCCCAACCGAACTCTGCTTCAGAGAGTTGCGGAAGATCAACTAAATCACCTGATCTTTGCTGTATTTTTGAGATTTGAATAATGGCCATAAGATATATCTTTCCATTTTAATATATATCTTATTTATCATTATTGAACGTTTAGATCAACTTGAGATAATATTGCTCTAATCTATCGAACCACTTGTTTACAT